AAGCGCCGTGGAGAGCTTCGTAGTATCCCCGCCAATCTCCACCGTAATCCCCTGAATCCTGGATGCCACAACCCTCATCCGCCTTTCTCCAACGAAAAAAGGAGCCACCCCGGCTCCCATAAAACTGCAACAAAAAAGCGCCTGTCATTTCTGACAAACGCCTCTACTCAAATGCTTATTTTTGTTTATTGAACACTATATAAAATTTTAATTGACTTTTTCCATATCTAAAATTTGTCGTACAACAGTAACATTAGGCTTTTTTGTACTAGCACTTATACTAATTTTATTTGCGTTTAGCCCCTCAAATGCTTTTACACTTTTTTCGCCATAATAGATATAAAACAAATTATTATATCCTTTTAGATATTTAATACTTTTTTCCACATCTTCAATATTTTCGCAACAACACAACACTATGTCCGCTAAACCCAAACATTTCTTCAAAGAATTTACATATTCATATTTTTTAAATTCTTGCATCGGAGGCAAAAAAGATAATAAAATATATTTATCTTGATATTTTCTTAAAACATCAGTATATTTAAATTGAAGTATTCCATATGGAATAATAATGATTAATTTGTAATTTTTTTCCAATAGTGACTTTGCTAATTCAAGCTGTTTTCTATTATTTAAATTTATTACAACCGCTATATTTTCTTTTTTTATCTCTGCCAAAATCTTATATATAGCTGATGATTCTTTTTCACTAATTGCATTTCCTAATATTAAGCTTATTTTTTTACTATTTAATATTTGTATATTCCCTTTACAGTATATTTCTTTTTTATGACTCTCTTTCAAAATAGAAGGATAATTATTATCATTAGGATAAAGAGTTGTCACATTATCCCCTTGCAGTCTGGCTCTATAATCCATTTCAGCTAATTGCTTATTTGAAGATGCTGGTTCAAACACCAAAATTTTTGCCGACAAATCTGACAAATAATGATTTATTTTACTTTTTACTATATCCCAATTTAGTCCTCCATGTCCACAACCCAAAGCCGGTAATGTAACCGTTATTTCACCACTTTTACCTTTTAAATAGTCTCTTAGCCAAACCAAATCACGTTCAACATAATCATATTCTGAAGGATTTTTCCAATGTAACTTTGTTGGTAAATTTATTATTATACAACTTGAAAACAAATCATATTCTTCCCAAACAAATGGATTGCCCGGTGCAATCTCCTTTCTTTTACATATCTCTACATAAGATTTATACATTTCAGGATATTTATTTTTAAACTCTAAAGCTACCCCTGCGCCCATCACACCAACACAATTCACTGTATTAATTCTAATATCTGCTTTATAATCAAAAAAATCACCTTTAACATACTCTATCAAAATTATATCACCTCATTACTTGATTTAACAAATTATGTATTTTCATTTTGATATTTATTGCTGGTATACCACCTATCGCACAAATATCCGCCTCTGATAATGTTGCAAGCATGTAAAGCATATCTCTAGATAACTCCAATCGCTCAAGTTCTTCTACACTCCTTCCAGTACCGATAATATCACCTAATAAATCATGATATGCTACTAATAAGCAAATATCTCTATAATCCTTATAGCTAATCCTCTTAAAATCTTCCGAAAAAATTCTCTCTAACATTGGTAACGCATCTGCCGGATGATCCAAATATGCTTTTTGAATACCATCTTCCCATTTTTCTTTTGGTCCTTTTCCTATGTCATGGAAATAAGCTGCTAATCTAACTATAGCTTTTTCTCTCCCACCAAGCATAAAATAATACTGTGTATTTTGCAAGTTATTTACTACCGTAATCGTATGATCACTTACACTTTCATGATGCATGTAATTATCTGTTTTCAAATTATAAATATCAGCCAATTCTCGTATAACACAAAAATTTGCATCAATTTGTAAAATTGCATCTCTTATATCATCAAATATACATGCACTCTCATCAATACTATTTCTATTTTCTGAAATACTTATTACTACAGTTTGATAATTTTCATATAATTGCAATGGTCCTGTGACTAATGTTTCATTTTGTCTATCTCTAAAAAAGAACTTTGTAAAAAAGAAACTTCTATAATTAAACCAATCATATGAAATGCAGGGTTTCTGCAAACCTGCATTCTGATAACACTCCTTTATTTTCTTCTTCCCGATTTTATTAAATACAATATATGCATCCACCCATTCAAGCGGAACTCGCTCATAAACCAATACCTCTGCCATTCTTGCATGTAATTCTTCTTCCGATCTTTCACCCCATTTGGTCGAATCTATCAACATCCAATTTAACTTATCTAAATCCTTTGGGTCATCATAAAAACGGGGTGGTATGTTTGTATTAGCAGATGCATCAGTAAAAACAACATTTTTTTCTAATAATTTTTCTATAGAAACAGCCAAAAAAACAATATATGGCTGATCAACAACTTTTCTATTAAGTAAACTTAATAGCATTTTATTTGTTGATGCGAAATAAAATGGAACATAATCATGAACAACTCCTCCCGGCCCAACAGGAACACTCATTTCACTTCTCCGATTTTGAATATTCATATTCGCTACATTATGGTGATTAATTCCATATCTATTTTTCAAATTTGTACAATATAAGCCATGAGTTTCTACAATAGATGGTATATTATCAATGTGCGTAAAATGGTAAAAATATCTTCCCCTATATTCGTTTGGTATTTTCATATCAATCTCCCGTAAACTAATCAATAACTCAAACTTCCCACACCGTTTGGTGTGTTGAACCTTGAAAAATCAATACTTTAACCCATAAAAAAGGCACAAACCGCTTGCATTTGGTATAATTGAATTGCACAAAACAATTACACAGCAAGGAGATTTATGCCATGTCAAGTATACCACAGATTACAGATAGCGGAAACAGCGTTTCGGATTTTGCCACAAAATTTATAAAAAGGTTCCACATCGGCCGCCTACTTTTCAAATGTAATGCCGGGAAGGAAAAAGGCATCCCGGCCATGGATATCTTCCGGTATCTCTTCTGCATGATGTTTTCCGACAGGAGTATCTATATGCAGATGAAGACTGGCACATTTGAAGGGGCATTCTCAAAAAATACCATCTACCGTTTCTTGAACGATGCAAGGATCAACTGGCAGCGATTCACAATACTGCTTTCCGCCGAAATCATCTGCCGCTTCATGAAGCCGCTGACTGACGAAAAACGGAAAGATGTATTTATCGTTGATGACAGCCTGTTTGACCGTTCCCGTTCTAAAAAGGTGGAGATGCTTGCCAGGGTTTTCGACCACTGCTCCATGAAATACAGATCCGGATTCCGGATGCTCACCTTGGGATGGTCGGACGGGAACTCCTTCCTCCCGGTCAGCCACAGCCTGCTTTCAGCGGCAGAGGACAAAAACCTGATCTGCGGGGGTAAGCAGTATGACGGCCGCTCCCTTGCAGGAAGAAGACGCCTCCAGTCACGGCGCAAAGCCACGGAGGTCATGGTGGAACTGATCCATTCCGCACAGTGCGCGGGCATCACGGCAAAATATATCCTGTTCGACAGCTGGTTTTCAGCGCCTAAAACAATACTGGAACTGAAAAAGCAGGAGCGTCTTGACACCATAGCCATGATGAAAAAAAGCAAGACAAAATACGGATACCAGGGTGAAAGGCTCAACGTCAAAGAGATCTACAGCCGTAACAAGAAGCGCAGGGGACGGTCCCGCTATCTCCTGTCCGTACTCGTGGAGATAGAAAAGGATGGGGAAAGCCTCCCTGCAAAGCTGGTATTCGTCCGCAATAAGAGCAAACGGAAGGACTGGCTGGTACTGGTGAGTACGGACACTTCCATATCCGAGGAAGAGATTATCCGCATTTATGGGAAAAGATGGGACATCGAGGTCTTTTTCAAGGCTTGCAAATCCTATCTGAAGCTTGTGAAGGAATACCGCGGGATTTCTTATGATGCCATGAGCGCCCATGTTGCCATTGTCTTTGCCCGTTATATGATGCTGTCGGTGGCACAGCGTGAAAATGAGGATGATAAGACAATATGCGAATTGTGTTTCTGTCTGCTGGATGAGATGGCGGACATTACGTTCAGCCGTTCCATGTGCATCATCATAGACGCGCTGGTGGATACTGTGATGGAATATTTCCATATCACAGAAGCTCAGCTGGAGGAATTCACTGCCAGCTTTGTTCAGCGTCTCCCCCAGTATATGCAGGATGCATTGGAACGGAGAGAGGCAGCCGCATAAGGATATTTTGTGGGCTAAAGTATTGATTTTTCAAGGTACAAATCCCATTTTTGATGAGGGAAGTTTGAGTATAATAACTTTACCCTGTTTGGCGTTAAAGTGGTACAGACCAGTCATGGCTCCATCAGTGGACTGGGGCGGATCCGTGGTATGACGTCTTTTGGAGCATACATTAATGAGGCTTCGTTGGCGAATCAGGAAGTATTTGATGAGATCAAGGCAAGGTGCAGCGGTCCGGGTGCACGGATTATCGCGGATACGAATCCGGATCATCCGGAACACTGGCTGTTGAAGGATTATATTGAGTCTGAGGCGGGCGGGCTCTTGAGCTTCCATTTCCAGTTGGAGGATAATACATTTCTGGATGAACGTTATGTAAGGGAGATTAAGGAGACCACGCCGAAGGGAATGTTCTATGACCGGGGCATCAGGGGATTGTGGGTGTCTGGTGACGGGGTGGTGTATCCGGATTTTGATAAGAGTGTGCATGTGATCTCACCGGAACAGGCGAAGGGAATGATCTTTGACCGGTATCTGGCTGGTGTCGATTGGGGCTGGGAGCATTTTGGAGGCGTTGTGGTCATTGGCGTGAAGGGGGATGCTTATTATGTCATAGAGGAGCATGCGGCACAGCATAAGTATATTGGAGAGTGGATATGTATAGCGAAGGATATTATCAGGCGGTATGGTAATATCCCTTTTTATTGGATATGTATAGCGAAGGATATTATCAGGCGGTATGGTAATATCCCTTTTTATTGTGATCCGGCGCGGACGGAACATATTGCCGCATTTCAGAAGGCGGGGATCCGGGCGTATCTGGCAAATAACAGGGTGCTGTCAGGGATTGAAGAGGTAGCGACTCTGATGACCAAGAAAAAGTTTTTCATTGTGTATGAGAGGTGTCCGCGGTTTCGTGAGGAGATCTATAAATATGTCTGGAAGAAGAATACGGGTGAACCGTTGAAGGAGAATGATGATGTGCTCTGTGCAATCAGGTATGGTATTCATTCTGATATGACGGTTGGATCGATTGAGACGCAGGAGAACCGGATGAAGAAGGCGAAGAAGATGAAGGGGATGTTGTAGGATGGCTGAGGATTTAAAGGTAAGTGAATTTGAGAGCGGTACAGACAGAAGGATGTATCATACGCACAGGAATCTGCAGCAGGCTCATGGACCGGAAGCGAATTTCCATTACCGTGCGGAGAGTGCGGATGAGATTCTGGGGGATCTGAATAAGCTGAGGAATATGATCCTGGATCATTATCGGATACAGTGTCCCCGGCTTGCCGCCCTGGATAATTATATGAAGGCAAGGAATGACGGGATCTATAATGATGAATGCCGACGGACGGAAGAGGGGAAAGCGGATCATAGGGCAGCTCATAATTTTGCCAAGATCATCAATGTTTTTGATGTGGGGTATAATACTGGGATTCCGATCAAGAAAGCCAGTGACAATGAGCGGATCAATGAGCTTGTCAGGGAGTATGACCGGCGGAATGATATTGAAGCTTTGGACAGTGAGCTGTGGCGGGATTTCCGGAAATATGGACGGGCGTATGAGCTGCAGTACCGGAACCAGGATGACGAGGATTGTTCTGTCATCAGCAATGTGTTTGAAACGTTTGTCTGCTATGGACTGGATGTGGAGAGGACGCCGCTTTTTGCGGTCAGATATCCGAAGTATTGGACGGGAACGGAGGAGCGGACAAGGGTGATCGTTTATACTGATGCAGATATCATTACTTACAGACCGTGTTCTTTGAGTGTGATGGTACAGGAAGAAGAGGGACGGGAAGGGCATTACTGGGGAGAGGTCCCGGTAACGGAGTATTCTCCGGACAGATACCGGCAGGGGGGATATGAGGATGTGGCGTCTTTGATCGATCTGTATGATGCTGCCCAGTCGGACACGGCGAATTATATGACGGATTTTAATGAGGCGACGCTTGTGATATCCGGGGATCTGGATATGGGGAGGTATTCGGTCAGGGATGTGATCGAGATGAAGAAGGCGAACCTGCTTCTTTTGGAGAATGGGATTAACCCGGACGGCAGTAAGACTCAGACGGATGCGAAGTATGTGTATAAGCAGTATGACGTGGCTGGAACGGAGGCGTATAAAGAGAGGCTGCAGAAGGATATCCACAAGATCTCGTTTGTGCCGGATCTGACGGATGAGGCTTTTGGCGGTACGCAGTCCGGGGAGGCCATGAAGTATAAGCTGTTTGGATTTCAGCAATTGGCTAAGACCAGTCAGAGAGGATTTAAGAAGGGATTGATGCGAAGGTATCGTCTTCTTCTGAATATCAAGAATTATGTCAATGAAGCGGATAATGTGGATCTGGGAGACTTTACGATCACATTTACGCCGAATCTGCCGAAGGCTGTTCTGGAGGAGTTGAAGGCGCTGGCGGATGCCGGTGCGCAGTTCAGCCAGGAAACGTTATTGGAACTGGCTTCTTTTGTGGAGGATGCGCAGACGGAGATTGACAGGGTGAAGGAGGAGCAGGAGAGTTTGGATGATGATGCTGTTATGCGTCGTGCATTTGGCTTGATAAAGAAAAGGGATGGAGCTGATGTGAATGGACAGCAGGGAATATTGGAAGCACAGGGAGCGGGAGCAGCTGAAGCATAATATTACCGAGGAGACGGAATACCGAAAGTGTATCGGGGAGATCTATGATTATATGATGGACCAGATCCAGAGGGAGATCAATGGATTCTATGTGAAGTATGCGAAGAAGGAAGGGATCACGCTGTCGGAGGCTAGGAAGCGTGTTTCCAAGCTGGATATTGAAGAGTATGGGCGCAAGGCTGCCAAGTATGTGAAGGAAAAGGATTTTTCTGATGTGGCGAATGAGGAGATGCGCCTTTATAATGCTACGATGAAGATCAACCGTCTGGAGATGCTGAAAGCGAACATCGGGTTGGAACTGGTTGACGGGTTTAATGAGTTGCAGAAGTATTTCGACCGGGTATTGACGAAGAGGACGCTGGATGAGTTTGAGAGGCAGGCTGGGATTCTGGGGAATACGGTAGAGAATAATGAGAAAGCGGCGCATGCGATCGTGAATGCATCGTTTCACCATGCCGGGTTTTCAGATCGGATCTGGATGTACCAGGATATGATGAAGGCGGAGTTATCCAAACTTCTGCAGGTGGGGCTGATACAGGGTAGGCATCCCAAGGTGTTGGCCAGGCATCTGGTGAAGTTATTCGGGATACGGAGGTCTGATGCTGAGCGCCTGATGCAGACGGAGCTTGCAAGGGTTCAGACGGAAGCCCAGAAGAGATCGTTTGAACGGAATGGATATGACCGGTATGAGTTTATTGCGCTGGAGACCGCTTGTAAAATCTGCAAGGCGATCGATGGGAAGCATTTTAGAACAGAGGATATGATGCCCGGGGAGAATGCACCGCCGATGCATCCGAACTGTAGATGCAGTACCGCTGCGTATATGGATAGAGAAGAGTTTGAAAGATGGCTGAGTAAAAAAGAAGAAAACAGTAATTTAGAGTTGGATGTGGGAGAGAAGATATATGAAAAAGTAATGGGAATATCGCGACAGAAGAATGATTTTAAAGGTGGTTTGGAAAAAATAACGAATAAAGATGTCAAAATGTTACTTAAACAATCGCTTGATAGAGTGACAATTAGACGAGCAAGCGGCCGAAGGTCGCACTATTCAGTAAAAGATAAGACGATATATCTTGCAAAGAATGCGACTTCAAATACGCTTGCGCATGAATTATTTCATGAAATTGATGTGACTTATGGACTGACAAAGAATGGAATGCTAAGCGAAGCGGTTCAGTCGGATTATAAAAGATTGACTAATCTTTCAAGGGGTTATGGTAAAAGTATTGAAGAAATGTTATACTCAAAATATCCAGATATCTTCTTAAGAAACGGGATGAAGGTTTGCGAGGAATATAGATCGGTGTCTGATATTATAAACGGAATGTCAGGGGGAAATATCAATATGGGTTTTTGGCATTCCAAGGATTACTGGATGAGTAGTGGAAAGCTTGAGGCGGAAACATTTGCACAGATAGGGAGAACCTTACATGAAAGTAATGAGAAAGTTTTAAAGGTGGTTAGAGAGATTTTTCCGAATTCATATGATGAGATTGTTGGTACATTAGAGAGGATGATAAAATAATGTGGTATGGTAAGAATACTAGGGAACTAGAAGAACTGAATAAACAGTACTGTGAATTATTTGGCGGACCGCCATATGGTCATATGGAATTAGAATATGGGGCAGACGAGTATGATGAATATGTAAGGGATATACAAAAAGCACTTCGGATCAAGAAACCATTAACTGATTTCGTGGAGTAACTATGATAGTAGTTGGTGTATTTTAGGAGAAGAGGTATATGGCACAAAATGATATGGAAGTAATCATGTATAAAATATTGAGGTACTTATATGAGTGCATGAAGCAGGATATTGCTCCGGATTTGCAGAAATATGGATGGCATTCTGAGTTGTTGGATATACCGCGGCAATATTGGTGTAAAATCATCAGGATTTTGGTAGACAAAAGACTTGCTGTGGGTTTTTCCATATTGGTAATGAAAGAAGGGATTCAGATCCAGACAAAGCCGCCGATTGAGATAACCTATGAGGGCAGGGAATTTTTAAGAGAGAATAGTGGAATGAAGAAAGCGCAGGTGTTTTGCGGGGAGGCCTTTGAAGTGCTGCTGTCTGCCGCGGTCGGGGTTATTTTATAATGATTTGGCACAGGCCATCGGTGTTAGCCGGTGGTTTTCTTATGCTTATTTTTAGGAGGGATTATGGTTATACCTGAAAGAATAAAGA